GTCCGCGCTCAACGACGGGGTCAAGGCCGCTAAGTGGCGGCCCCAAACGACAAGCGGGGAGCGGGCGTTCGTCCTGCGCGACGCGCCAGAGGTTGGCCCGGTCGCCGCGGTGGCGCGGGCGCTGTGGCTGCTGGAGCAGTCCCCCACTTATGACCCGCTCGACTCGATCTACTGACTGGGAGGCCGCAGTGCTGACAACCCTGCTCGACCTCCTGGGCATCGCCCTCATCGTCGCGTTCGCTGCCCTGGTGTGGTGGCCCGCCGCCTTCCTGGTGGCGGGCGCGGCGTGTCTCCTGCTGTCGTGGCGGTTGGCCCGGTGAGCATCCTCTTCCGGCGCTCGGCTGACCTCGACGCGTTCCGCCCGCCGCTCAACTCTGAGGCTGGCCGTCTCGGCAATGGCGCGGCGACCGCGAAGTCAAGCCTTCGGGTTGGGGCGATGTGGGCGGCCCTGCGCCTGCGGTCCGACCTGATCTCGACGCTGCCGTGGAAGCCGTATCGGGAGGTTGGCGGTCGCGCCATCGAAGTCCCGAAGCCACCGATGCTCATCGACCCTTCGGCCGGATGGTTGTGGAACGAGTGGATGTACGCCACTCAGTTCGACATCGACCGCTTCGGCAACGTCTTCGGCCACATCGCGGCGGTTGACGGCGCTGGCCGTCCTGCCCAGGTTGAACTGACGGACACGTCCGAGTGGTCGGTCGTGGGATCCGCCAGCGGCGCGTGGGAGTACCAGCACAAGGGTGTCCCGCAGCCGAAGGCGTCGGTCTGGCACGAGCGTCAGTACGTCGTTCCCGGCATTCCGCTCGGGTTGTCGCCGATCGCACACGCCGCATGGGCGACGGGGCATTACCTGTCGGCCCAGCAGTTCGCCCTCGATTGGTTCCAGTCCGGGGCGAGCCCGGCCGGCGTCCTGCGCAACCGCGCCAAGGTGCTAGCCCCAGACGAGGCTCGCACGGCCAAGGAGCGGTTCCGCGCAGCCATCAGCCGCAGGGACATCTTCGTCACCGGCAACGACTGGGAGTACACACCCTCTGCCGCCGCTGCGTCAGACGCCAAGTTCATCGACGCGATGAAGTACAGCGTCTCGGACATCTGCCGGTTCATCGGCGTTCCTGGCGACATGATCGACGCCGAGTCAAGCACTGGATCGATCACCTACGCGAACGTCAACCAGCGCAACCTCCAACTACTGACGGTCAACCTCGGTCCGGCGATTGCCCGCCGTGAGGCGAAGTTCTCTCGGCATTTCGTCGCTAACCCTCGGTATATCCGGGCCAACACCGACGCCATGTTGCGCATGGACGCCAAGGGCAAGTTGGAGGTTCTCGCGACCGGTGTCGAGGGTCACGTCTACACCCACGACGAGGCGCGTGCGCTTCTCGAACTGCCGCCGCTCACCGATGAGCAGATCGCCAAGACGCACCAGATCGAGGGGACGGCCCCGTCTCCCGGCACCAAGACAGGAGTCCCGGCATGACCGATGCCATCATGCGCGCTGCCGAGGCCCGAGCGGCTGGAGTGACCCAGCGCTCTCACCGCCCAACACAGCGGCGCGCGTCGGAGCTTGGCGACGGTGCGGACCTTCCGCGCGTTGCGTTCCGCTCAGCGCTCACCCTGCGAGCCACCGGAGCGGACGGGACTGGCGTGGAGTTCGACGGGTACGCCAGCGTCTACGAGCAGCCCTACGAGATGTATGACTTCTTCGGGCCGTACACCGAGGTCGTGTCGGCGGGTGCCGCGACGGACAGTCTGAACCGCGCGGACCTCGATGTGCCTCTCGTGCTGCAACACGACTCGCTTCGCCGGATCGCTCGGACCACCAACGGGTCGTTGACGCTCACCCAGGACGAGCACGGGCTCCGGGCGCTAGCCCCGAGCCTCGATCCCGAGGACGCTGATGTCGCGTACATCGCCCCGAAGTTGCGCGCCGGTCTGATCGACGAGATGTCGTTCATGTTCCGCATCACAGCCGGTCACTGGTCCCCTGATTACTCCGAGTACCGGATCGACCAGTTCGACATCCATCGAGGGGACGTCGCGATCGTCGGCTACGGCGCGAACCCAGCGACGAGCGCTTCCTTGCGGGCCGCGCCGTCACGGGCTGAGGCGCTCTCTCGCCTCGCACTGGCAACCGACCGCTAGCCCCCACCCCACAGACCACCCGAGCGCGGACGCGCCTCGGGCATTCGCCATGTCCTCGCTCGTCACTGCCGCCTCGCTGAGGCCAGAGCGGCACACCAGACCAGTGGCACGGCGCCAACCGATCACACTCACAGAAAGCGAGAACGCCGAGATGACTCTCGACGACCTGATCGCCCAGGCGCGCGAGCGACTGAGCGGCCTGCTGTCCAAGCGGCAGGAGCACACCGACGCGCTGGTGAAGATGCGCGAGTCCCTGGAGGCCGACTCGGCATCCGTCACCGACGAGCAGGTGAAGGCGGCCATCGCAGCCCGCGACGCCTTCGACCCGCAGATCGAGCAGGCCAAGGAGCGCGTCGTCGAACTGGAGGCCGAGAAGGCCCGCGACGATGCCGCCGACGCCCTCGCCCGCCAGATCACCCCGACCGCCACTGTTCGTGCAGGCGTCCGGGTCGGCGACGAGCCCGAGGTCTACCGTCGCGGCGGTGAGCACTCCTACTTCCGCGACCTGTGGATGGCCACGAGTTACGGGCGGCGTGAGTCGGCCGACCGTCTGCGGCGCAACGACGAGCAGGTCGCCTACGCAGCCCGCGCGCTGAGCACCACGGACGGCGCAGGCGGCGAGTTCGTCCCGCCCATCTGGCTGGTCAACGAGTTCGAGAAGCTGGCCCGCCCGGGTCGCGTCATCGCCAACCGGGTCCGCAACACCCCGCTCCCGACCGGCACGGACTCCATCTCGCTCCCCCGCGTGACGGGTGGATCCAGCACCGCCGAGCAGGCCACGCAGGGCACGGCCCTGTCCGAGACGGACATGACGTCCGCCTCGGTCACGTCGGCTGTCGCCACCATCGGTGGCGTCCAGACCGTCAGCCTGCAGTTGGTCGAGCAGTCGCCGATCAACATCGACGAACTGGTCCTCGGCGACCTGGCCGATGACTACGCCCAGCGGATCGACCTGTTCGTCATCAACAACAACGCGACGAACAAGCGAGGCCTGCTCAACGTCACGGGCGTCAACGCGGTGACCTACACCGACGCGACCCCGACCGTCCCCGAGGTCTGGCCGAAGTTGGTCGACGCCGCCCGTCAGATCCACACGGCGCGCTTCAAGCCCGCTCGTGAGGTCTACATGACCCCGACCCGGTGGGCGTGGTTCCAGGCGGCGCTGGACGCCAACAACCGTCCGTTCGTCTCGGACGACATCGCGTCGGCGATCCCGCTGCTCGCGCAGACTGACGGCGCGATCCCGGAGGGGCTGGCCGGCAAACTGCGCGGTCTGTCGCTGCCGATCTTCCTCGACCCGAACATCCCGGCCAACCTCGGCGCGGGCGTCAACGAGGACCGGATCATCGTGATCCGGCCCGAGGACGTGACCCTCTACGAGGGCTCCCGCAAGGCCGAGGCGTTCCGGGAGACGAAGGCCAAGGAGGCCCAGGTCGTGTTCCGGCTCTACGCCTACGCGGCCGTCATGTCCGAGCGCTCGCCCAAGTCGATCTCGGTCATCTCCGGCACGGGCCTGATCCAGCCGACCTTCTGATCGACCACAGCCCAGCCCCAGCGCCCCGTTCGGTGCTGGGGCTGGGCTGACCCGAGAGGACCCAACTCATGTTCCAGACCGACAGCACCCCTGCCCAGACCGAGGCCGAAACTGCCGCCGAGCAGCGTGCCGCGCACATCGCTGCCCTGCGGGCCGAGCGTGACGGCTACGAACGTCGCGGCCTTCCCGAGCGCGCCAAGCAGGTCGACGCCCAGATCGCGGCGTTCGCGCCCGAGCAGGCCGAGGCCCCGAAGCGCTCGACCCGTCAGCGCTGACCCGTGTCCGTCATCCTGCAGGACGAGGCGATGGCCTACTTGCGCACGTCGGCGACCACAACCAACGTGGACCCAACCGTGTTGCAGGGCCTCATCGACACGGCCGAGTCGATGGTCTCCCAGCGGGTCGGGCCGCTCGTGTCAGCCTCGCAGTCGACCATCACGTTCGGTGGGCCGTCGTTCGTCCTTCCGACGACGACGACCGCTGTCACGTCC